TCTTCTATAGCATTAGTACATAACATCCATATTTGACCACCATGGTCAACTCCAGCCATTCCGGCAGTCTTGCCGCTAGGCACCGTGAAATACACACAGGAGGGCTTCTGAACAGCTTCTATTAATGCTAAGGTAGAATCTATACCATGACCTTCTTCGACCTCTCTACGGTCTTCTAGACGAAGATTAGAGGCCACCTCTTTGGCAGCCTCCAATGTAATCTTATGGATGTATTTAGACACTCTTATAAAATTTATTTGAATAGTCTCCTTCCCACGTCATTGAATATAAAGTAGCAGGAGTTGGGTGTGTTGATTTTAATGTAAGAGTTAGATTTGTATTCTTTTCATATACTGGTATTGTTTCTTTTTGAATATTATTAACAGCTATACGGTTAGGGTTATAGAGTTCAGCTAAAGGTGATTCATGAGTTTGTACATAATCTGTTTTACCCGGTCTGGATAAAGTTGTTGTATATAAACCTGAAGGACCAAGACTAAACTTAACTCTATGGACAACTAATGAACTATGTATTTGTGATTTAAATTGTTCATTCACTTGTTGTTGTACATATATTGTAGGTATTTGTACTTCCATATCATAGTTATATCCAAGTACAATATTTTCACTAGACCAATCACCATCTATTTCAACGTTAGATCCGTTAATAGTAGCTGTAGAATATCTACCTGAGTTATCACCATCTGAATCATAAGAGATTACAACTAGATTAGTGTTTGAAGTATCAAATCCTGAAGGTTTAGTGAATGTAGATTTACCTGTGGTTGAACTATAACTGATAGCTCCTGCTAATACTTGAACACTATTATCGAGATGAACTCTATATCTAATGTCATCTGTAGCATCATTATTACCTTGATCGTCAATGATATCTAGTGAATCACTAAGTCCTCTTATTGATAATCTTTGCATAGTATAGGTAGAACCATCCTTAGCTATAATGAATAAAGCATCATCTAACATAGCTATATATTGTATCAACCCTTTTACTTCCCAATTAAACCAAGCTTGTTGGATCCGTTGTGAAGAAGTTGTATGATATCTAAACCCATACAATGTATTAGTACCTTTCTTACCAAAGAAAATAACTTGATTCTCTCTGGAGTTAGCTACCATATCTAATAAGCTATCAAAACTTTTACTTATTGATTTACTTTGTTCAATAACATTAGGTTCACCTTCTCTTAATACAGCTTGCATCTCCCAGAAACGATTGTATTTACCAGCGTTATCTAAGAAAGCTATAGTTGTACCAAGTGATACAGGGTTAGTATTAAAGTTAAAGTTATAAGAAGCTAATGCGTTTATCTTTGCAGTTAACGGGCTAAGTACATCACTATCAGTAGTCAACATAAACTGTTGATTCTTAGTGAATAAAACTAAACCAGAGTTAACTTGTATCCCATCATAGACAATAGCTGGATATTCAGAACTACAAGATAGATCTATATGATCTGTAGCTGTATATGTGATAGCTGACTTTGGCCAGAAGTTATAAAAATCTCCGGGTCTAGACATGATTACATTCTCATCACTGAGTATGACCAGTCTATTCCTAAAGAATAACATCTTATTTATTGTTTTATCTATGAATGAAGGTTCTTCTACAGTTACTGTATCTCCTACTTGACGTACATCCCAGTCTATTTGTGATACTTTAAATGTACCATTAGCTTGCCTTACAAGTTGTACAGGCATAGTAGCTGGATCTAACGTAGTTTTAACGCCGGGTTTAGCACACTCTTCCCATATACCCTCACCATCTCTATCATTTTCACCAATGAACTTCACATAGTAATCATCTTCTTCAGCTTCACTATTAGCTATCCTTACTACATACCCATGTTTACATTGATTAGGTAAATCAGCTACATCTTTAATTGAACCAGTTAATACATTTAATAGTTCTCCTACTGGAGTACTAACATTGAATGTACCTGAAGGTCTTGTTACATATATACCACTACCTATGTGTTGTACATTTGCATCTGTAAAATTACCAGTATCTATGATAGCTGATCTTATGGTACCGATAATACTTTCAGCTGTAACTGTAGTTTTAGTATCAAATGAAGTAGGAGTAGGTCTAAGTAAACCTAGATTGGCCTGTACTTTAGTTGTACTAACCTCTGATACAGTTATTTTGTACTTAGCATTATGTAACCAGATATGGAAATAATCACCTACTTCCCAGTTCTCACCACCATGTAATAAATCTATTACAGTGGTATATCTACATTGATATTTAGGGGTTGTTGAAGTACCCGGAGATACTGATTGACCAGTGACAGAGACTCTAAAATATAAGTTCTTAGGTTTAATTGAATCACTTATAGTAAATGACTCAGATGCTGGTAAGTAAGCTGATTCTAATGGGGCATAATATGTAGTCGTTCTTGATAATGCAACACCACCTAAAGTTGAAGCACTTTTAGTACCTGTATGCTCTTTGAAGATTACTTGTATTCTACCTTCGGAAGGATCATAATTAGTTACATCTTCATAGTAATGTCCAGCTCGTTGGATGGTATATTTAGTTGTATCATAATCAGCGTCAGCTTGTAATCCTGTTATTAATTCATCAAAAGTTGCATCACCATCTGTGGTACAAGTTAGAGTATCATTAATACCGCTTGGATCTATAACTAATGTATAAGTAGTACTATCAGATACGTTAAATAAAGCTCCTGTATGAACTTCTCCATTCACATAATTTGTACCACCACGGTTAACTAATGTTATACCTCCTACACCATTGGAATTTTGAAGAGGTTTTTTCCAAGCTTCACCAGCATTAATATTAAAAATCTCTGTACCTACATTAGGACAGTTAGCGTCATCCATTGGTGTTATATGACTTGTAACATTATCCCATTGCATTACACCAGTATGAACTGTAAACTGATCGTAAAGATTGTTTGACATCTTTGATCCACATAAGACACCTTTTACTGGACCTTTACCTTTTGTGTCATCACCACTTGATTGTTCACCAGCTCTACCACAATTCTTACTGTCAATTACAGTTTCAATATCTAAACGAGTTACAGTACTTGTTGTTGTAAGGTCTGTATTATCAAACAAGTTAAGTGAATACTGACTAGCATAAGCAACTTTATTTAACTCTATAAATGCTTCAGGTGGTCTAACAGTCTCAACTGTAGCAGCCATAGCAGCAGTCTTATTTCTGTTAGTTAGGTAGGTGTAGTCGTTAAGCGTAAGTGATTGTATATCTGAATCAGTGATAGTACCACCACTATTAGTTTGTTTAAGATAGTTCTTTAATGCAGTCTCTTGTCCTGACTCATAACTTACAGTAACAGCTGCACCTGTATCACACCTCCACATCTTGATCTCACCAGAACTTAACTGGATCTGACCTATGTATTGTTCGTCTTCATCTCTATAGTAATGAAACCATTTACTATCTGTTGTGTAAGCACTTAAAGCACTACCAATTAATTTACCACCGGGTCTTTTAATCAAGCCTTGTGTTACATCTGGTAATACATTCTTAGCTACTGTTACTTGTCCCGGTGTTTTTAATTCATCTGGTTGTTCTGATATACCACTAACATAGTTGGGTATTGTTTGAGAAATACTTGCCATTATCGTCTAAGTGCATCATATGGTTGATAAGATTTATATACGCTTTCATGTGGTAGCCCGAAGTATGAAGGATCACCTTGATCACATTCGTACTCTACACAGGAGGCTCTAGATTGTGCCTCTTGTACTTGTAATAGTTGTACTAGTTGTGGATTAGAAACAAGCTGTGTAGCGGCTCTTACAGCGGCCCTGTAGATGATGTATCGTTGGAAGACAGGAGGTATTTTTTCAAATGCAAATAGATAGGTGACATCTAAATAGACATCATTCTCAAATTCATATGTATGATCTACTAAATCATATAGTTTACCTTCTCTTCTTACAACATCCATAGTTCTATCATTACCATCATGTAAATCGTAACGAAGATGTGTATCAGGAATAGATATTTCTTTTGTTGTTGCGTTGGGTGATACCTTTACGTGGTATTCCTTATTGAAATGCCACCCTTCATTTTGAACGTCCTTGTTGACTTCAGATAATATGTTATATATAAATGATATCTCTGGATTCGTATAATCTAAGGTAGTTATTGGAGACTGACCGATGGCTCCCAGTATAGAATTGACTGCGGATAATTCGGTATCGAGTTCAGTTGTTGTGGTCGCCATGAAAAATTTTTTAAAGAAAAAAAAAGGGAGACCGAAGCCTCCCTATGTGTATATATTTAGAATGCAGCGTTACCTGAAGAACCAACTGCAGCACCTGCAATAAGCTCAACAGCACAAGCTGGATTGAGGTAGTCAGCACCCATTGCCAAACGACCAAGGATAACGTCACCCTGATAAATCACGGATACGTCACCAGAGGTTACTTGTACAGAAGGACCGATTGCTTCAACACAACCTGCAGCTTCTTTCTGGAAGATCAAACCACAAGAGTTGGCGAATTCAGTTTCCTGACCATACTCATTATGGATTCCAGTTACGTCATTTGCAGCGTCTTCTACAGCAGATTCTACGAAAGAACCTACATTACCGGGAGAAGTTACTCCGGGGTTTGTAGCTGAGGCAGAACCATACTTAGTACCATACTTACTCATGAACGGAATGTTCATTGACTTGTAGATCTTGATACCAGCTATCTCAATGATGCCGTTACCAGACTGTAAAGCAGTACCTTGTACGTCTCTGTTCACAAGACCATTAGATCCTACAGCTTGGATAAGCTCGTAGTACTGTCTTGGGTTAAGTACACCCACACGACCATCAGAGCTAACGCCCTTCTCGTCTAGTGCAGCTGCAGCGTCATAGAACGCATTGATTAGAGAAGCAGCAACGTAAGCATCAGATCCTTGGTTGTTAGTACCAACACGAATCTGTGTACCACCCGGCTCAACATAGTTAGCCTTAGTGATAGGTGATGCAGCTCTAGCTCCACGTGTGATAGCTCTAAAGATTAGACGGTCATACTTCTCTGCGAGTGCGTAACCGATCTTCTTAGAGATCTCTCCACGAAGCTCATAATGAGCAAGTGTCTCGTCTAGCTCGTAAACAAAAGCTGAACTGATGAGCAAGTCATCAACAGTTATTGTTTTCTCAGCTATTGGAGGTGCACCATCGGAGTTACCGAGAATGCTTTGTCCGGGTACATGGTACTCGGCTGTTGTTCTACCTGTGTAGATGAACTGAAGAGACTTACCGTTCTTTAGGGTTCTCTTCATGATTAGATCCCTAGCAATAGTATTGTTTTGGAATCCTTTGAACATCTCACCTGAGAATAATTTCAGGTAAAGACCTCTTTTATCGCCTGCACCGTTGGCCTGACCCAGTTGGGTAAGATCTGCTAACGGTTCATTAGCATTTTGATGTGCCATTTATCTATTTTTAAAATGTATTGAATGTATAAATCATCATCGTGCACAATTTTAATTCGAAGTTTTGTGGTCTATCCCACCGTCATGACGGCTAATAGGTATCCTGCGTACAGGGCTAAAAGCCAAAGCGAGTGAGGGGAATCGAACCCCTGTTAAGTTAGGTTGGAAACCTACTTTCTTCCATTGGCACTCGCAAGGTTGCACAATATGGAGCAGCCTTTTCATGGTGTCTCACATGAGACCATTCTACAAATAGAATGAAGGATAGTAATCCGAAGACTACTACCCATAATTCATTGAATTTAAGATTCACCTTTTTTAGGTTCCTCTTTTCTTTTCTTTTTTATCTCTGGTTCTGGTTGTAACCGAGTCAATTTAGCAGGATTACCTGATGATTGATGAGACATTAGAAGCTATACTTAACTCCTAGTTTTGTACCGTATCCAGTATCACCAACCTCTGCTTGTGCAAAGGATAGTTCTCCATATACACCAAGCTTTTCAGTAGCAGCTACGGAACCTCCGAGCTTACCTGATAGATTTGATGTACCATCTACTCCATCAGCTGCAGTAAGTGATGGGCCACCTTGGATGTAGTAACCTAGCTTACCGATATCACCTTCCCAACCTACATGTAGATCAGTTGTTCTGGAAGTATAATCAGAGCCTGTATAAGCAGAGTTAGACTCTACATTTACATAAGCTCCAGCCATTGCAGGTGTAGAAACAAGAGTGGTTGCTAGGACAAGTGCAAGTTTTTTCATTGTAATTAATTTTTGTAAGATTTGTAGTAAGTGATGCCACGATATTTAAGTTTCTCTGCCTTCTGGAAATTTTTCTGCTCATTAATACGAGCTTGTAATTCAGTTGGAGACATAGTAAAAACCTCAATACCTAAGCCCCGTTCCATGCTTAGGTTTCATGCGTCCCGAAAGGATGAACGGACATGTTTTTATTTACCCTTCTTAGGTGGGCGACCTTTTTTTGTACCGTATGTACCTTTACCCGAGGGCATATTCTTTCTCCGTTGTAGAAGCTAAGTCGAGTGGGAAATTGTGTGCGTTGCGTTCGTGCATTACCTCCATGCCTAAGTCAGCACGGTTCAGGACATCAGCCCAAGTTGGGACTGTCCGTCCACTGGCATCGACGACTGACTGGTTAAAGTTAAAGCCGTTGAGATTAAAAGCCATAGTGGAGACTCCCATAGCGGTAAGCCATATGCAAGTGACGGGCCAAGCAGCAAGGAAAAAATGTAAGCTACGACTATTATTAAAAGAGGCATACTGAAAGATAAGTCTCCCAAAATAGCCATGAGCCGCAACAATATTATACGTCTCTTCTTCTTGGCCGAATTTGTATCCATAATTTTGAGACTCTAAGCCAGTCGTCTCACGAATAAGCGAAGATGTAACAAGACTTCCATGCATAGCAGCGAATAAAGCTCCACCGAATACCCCTGCAACGCCGAGCATATGGAACGGATGCATAAGGATATTGTGCTCTGCCTGAAAGACAAACATAAAATTGAAAGTCCCTGAAATACCAAGAGGCATACCATCACTGAAACTCCCCTGTCCAAAAGGATATACGAGGAATACAGAAAAGGCTGCAGCAACAGGTGCTGAATAAGCTACGCATATCCACGGCC